AACTCCTGCTTTCCGGCAGCGTTTTCTGCTGTACCCTTTGCATAATTTATCCGGCGTTCCCGCTCAGGTGGGGTGCAATCTTCATACTTTTTCTGAAAGATAACCTCCCCATTTGCTTGATGATAAGCCGAAATAGCAGCAATCAATCTGTTCCGCCAGGTAACCAGTTCATCCAATTTCGGTTTTAACTCCCGGTCAAGCGCTTCGCATTCATCAATTAACTGATCAATGCTTAACTCATTGGCATGTTCCACGCCGCATCGCCACAATATGGCTTCTTTGCGTTCATTTCCGCCGCCGGCTTTGCCTATCAACGTATGGAACTTTTTTATTAAACCATTTTTTGTTTTATCTGTTAGTGTTTGCATGATTATTCAGTTCTTATATACATTCCCATTGCTTTCCTTTTTTAAATACTGTCTTAATAACCGCTGCCTAAACTGTTCCGCCTTTAAGACATCCTTTGCCGTCAATCCCATTTCTTTGGCATACTGCCCATTATCCATCACTAATCGAATGGTACTTCCCAACAGGAAATTAACCACTTCTACTGATCTCGGACTTGTTGTAATTATTAGTTTCATAAATTTTCATTTTAATTCCCATTATACTCATTTGCTCTTTTTTCCCAGACAATAAAATCTGCCATTCTATCGCCTGCACGAGAGTTTGTTATTACCTTAAACCCTTCGACCCGCATTTTTAAGTCGGAAAGTTTCCAAATATAATCGCCGACATTTGTGTCGGGTTTCCCGCTGTATTCATGGCTTAAAAAAATAATCAGTTTATTTTTCAGCCGCTTACGAATACGCTCATAATTCATGATGTTGAACTGTTTTATTATCATTGTCCCACCAATTTGTTCCTGATAATATTTTAGCGGCGTAAGGCTGTCAATTACCAATATTCCACGACCTTTTCGCTGCAAAAGTTGCTGTATGATGCCCTCAAAACTGCTTTGATCATCTGCAAGCATTATTTTAGTTCCACATTCCTGCATTTGCTCTCTTATCCACATTTTTTGAAATGCCGCACTGTTTCCCTGTTCGATTGACCAATACAGCACGGTATTAAAGTTTGTCAGGTATTTTGCCAACTGCAGAGCAAAAGTAGTTTTTCCGCTTCCACTTGTCCCGTAGATAATCCAACTTCCGGATACAGGCGGCTCGCCAAAACTGTCGAGCCATTTACCCGTAAAAGCCATTGTTTTATGCTTCGTTTGAACAATATTGCTGTTGGTGAAAAATGCCATTTAATCCACATTCAAACGTTTTTTAATTTCTATATAAACTCTCCTCAATCGGCTGTCTGTCGCCAGCAGCATCGTACGAATATCCGTCCCCTCCGGCGCATTGGCTTTGATAACTGCCGCCGCCTGTGCTGCATAAAATTCGGTTCTTTCATCATTCCCGTCCGGAGTGATCTTCTGAAACTTTGCGCCGTATCGGTCGAATATCTCAGCAAAACCTACTTTTTTATGGCGAATCCCGCTGTTTATTTTTTCCTTCAATCCGTCGGCGCCCATCATATACCACCCGCAACTCTCCTTTGTTTTGTTTTGCAGGGCTTTCAGTTCTAAGAAGGCCGGATAATTCAAGTCTCCAGCCTCATCAAGAATAATAAGGGGGTTGATTAGCGTCCGGAGATAAAACACCAAATCGCCGTACACTTCACCGTAACGTCCGGTGTGACCAACCCCCAACTCTTTGGCTATAAATCTTACCAGCTGTTGTTTTGTTTTCACCTGCGAGCAATCCACATACACCACGTTTTTGTGAGTTCGAGCGTAATGTTCTGCCGTGTAGGTTTTACCAATGCCGGCATCATCGCACAGAACTCCAAGCGAGGCGTTCTGCTGGCAAAATTCCAATTGTGTGGTAATACTTATAAATACAGGCGTTTTTGCCGTTATCCAGGCGTTTCCGCCACTAATTTCCACATTCAGGCTTCGAGCAAGGCTTATCCACTTGCTGTCTGCCAGTACTCTTTCGGTTTCCCCGTTTTTAATGCGGTTGTAAACCGAACTGTTTAGTCCTAAACTTATGGCGTACTGATTGTCGCTTCCGCCAAAGTTTTCACGCCGGGCGGTCATGGCCGCCGCAATTCTTTGTTTTAATTCTGTTGTAATCATTTTTTTGGTGTTTTAAAGTTGTTTATATTGAATTTAACGCCTTTGCTGCATAATCTTCCAAATCATAGCCGGCATACTCTTCTATAAGTTCCACATCCTGTTCCTCTGTAATTTCCAATTCATAAGCAGCGGAAATGGCTTTATCTAACTTTTCGGTTTTCACGCTTCCGATTTTACCTAAGTATTTTTCCGCTTTGGCATCTTTGGCAAGTTTCTTGTGCGAGCTGATCCAACCAAGTTGCTCATTCATAATATGAACATCCTTTTCGGTTCGTTCCGCAACGGCTTCCTGAAATCTTCCCAAATCACGCGGACTGTCGATATATCGCTCGTCCTGATAGATAAATATTTCGTTTATCAATCCGTTGTTGTCCGGAATGTAATAGGCCTGCGAACGGGTATTGTTCGGCTTGAATTTTTCTACCAATCCCGGATCACTTAACCACCACTCTCGGTAATCGACCGTAAAAGTGCTGCCCTTTTTAAGGCTTGTTTCCGTACATTTCCCCCATTCCTTGCAAAGCAGTCGCCAGTTGAGCGGCGCCAGTTCGGAAAATTGTTTCATCACAAGTACCTGCATCCGGGTCATACCTTCATAAAGCAGTTCGCCTGTCTTTTTGTTTTTCTTGCGCGTGTGCTTTATATTATTGAGCCGCTCGATATGCGCCATGTCCTCGGCTATTACCCTGTCAAATTCCCAGGGTTCAACCTGTTCCTTGTAGGTATCGTTCGTCTCGTCGAATACCTTTTCCCGAGTTCCCAAATAGGATTCGCTTTTCCCATAATGCCTGCCCTTTGCCATCCCGAGCGCTCGTTCCGACTCTTCGCCAAACCATACTTTTGCCCGGATCTTGTGTTCGGATCTCTTTTGGCGTGAGTTCATCGGAGCGCAGAAGGTTACGTGCATAAATGTCCGGTCGAGTTTGTCAGATAGTTCACTCATAAGATGATTTTCAACCTCGCATTCGTATGGGGTTCGCAATCCCCAATTACGAAGGTTATTCCACATATTGCGGAAACATTCCATTACCAAGTTGGTATCTTTTATTAATGAGTAAGCCGCTCCGATGCAGGTATCGCTCGCTACGTCAAAAGCGTAATAGGCGTGTACAAAAACGGTTTTTTTCTCCTCTTTGCCGGTTACTTTGTTTTTTATAGTAATGATTGCCTTGCGGCGCAAATCCCGGTCATCCATTGAAATTTTACTCAGCGAGTAATATGGACATTCCCGTTTTACGTCTCCATTATGATGAATTTGATTGTAGTGGAAATCATTACGGCCCCGGTCAACAATTTTTCTGTTTAATGGATTGTTTAAAATATTATATACCGTACCGTCGCTGAGGGTTATCGGTTCGCCTTTGTGGTAAAAATCCATGCGGTTGAATACTTCGCCTGTATCCTCGTTGTATATCTCCCGGATGCCAATAACAAACTCGTTATAAATTCTCGTTACGTCGCTGATAAATGGTTTATCTTTTGAGTAGTATATACTTATAACGATTTTTTCTATTATGTCGCGCTGTTTTTTCGTCCGGTTTTTATTGCCTATTTTTTTGCTAAGCAGTGAAGCGTAATTGTTTTTGGAATATTCCCTGAAAGCAGTCTGCAATCCTCTGTGATTCCAAGGCAGATAGTGTACGTAATTTTCAGATACTACCGGCATTATCCTTGATTGACGCTTCCAGAAATCTATCTCTCTGAATTTTGACGCTTTACCTTCACGCACATGTGCGCTGTAACACTTTTCGTAAACTACCTGAAGGGCGTTTAAAATAATCGCTGAATTATAGTATTTTTTTTGCTCATCAGGCTTTAGTGATTCTCCATTTGCCTTTAAGTGCTCAGAAAAGAATCTTCGGGCGTTTGGATCGGGAAGGATATTTCTAAGGATGGCGTTTTGCTGCTCAACCATTTCCCGCTTGTTTTTCTCGTCTGATAATTCTGGGTAAGCGCTATAAAGTTTAACCCTGTACGCTTGCGGAAAATAATCGACCGGATAAAGCGCCGGATTTCCATAGCTCGCACGCCCGGATACATTTCTTATCTTTCCGCGTTTTAATAGTGTTTTAATGCTACTCCCTATAACAGATTCAACTTCCGCGCCTGTTATACATATTTTTTCTTGAAAAATTTCCATTGTTTTTTATTTTTTGTTCCCGGAAGCCAGTCACCCGACGTCCGCCGTCACAGCTTAGTACACACAAAATCGTGCAGGTTTGTCATCATCAATAATCAACCCGTATCTCTTATTTTTTTCAAGATAATAAGGATTCATAACTCATCCAAATTAAACCGTTTAACAATCCAATCCATCCAACCCCGCCGCTCAGCAACCCGCAAAAGAAGCGATGAGCCGACAAACCATGCGAGCACAAAGAGTATTCCTCCCATCCGGGAGTGATCCATATCCACGCTGCAAATAGCCATAAAGCTAAGCAGCCAGTTAACTGCTATTAAAATTGCTTTCATGTCATTTATTATTATCTATTAAACCATACTCTAACTCAAGACACTCATCCATCTGCTCTAAAAGGAGACCAGCTACCGTGTCGAACATTTGCGCCTGATCGGCGAATGAATAACCGGAAAAGGACTGCTTTACCGATTCTACTGCTTGTTTAATTGTTTCTTCCATTGGTGTTTTATTTTAAATAATTATTACTCTATTAATTTTTCATTTATATTATTTTTATTGCGTATTTTTGCAAGGCAAATTTTAAATTCAAGCTATATGTTTACTATTATTACCGTTATATTTGAATCATACGACTACCACTGGTCGGAAGAATCCATAAATGAAATAATCGACAAGTGTAAAAAACTTTGTGAAGTATTTAACTTTGAATTCGAATTAAACAGAATGGACGTCGAAGAAACCGCTATTATTTTCAGTGTTTCTTTCATACAAGATTTACTGACACAACAACATTATATGAATATACTCGCTGCTTTTGCTCAGGAGTACCAGATAAATCTTGCGCAGGCCCGTCTAACACAGGAAGCCAGCTTCGATTGATTCCAAGTTCATGCCGCATTATGCGCCATGCCTTTTGTTTTCCAAATTTTCCTGCAAGTATTGTAAAAATACTTTGGGAAACCACTTTTCTTTCATTCGGTTTTAACTGAATGAACATCTCTGAAAATCCCATCTTTTCTTTCATTGGTGTTTTTATTTTAAATGATTAATTAATAGTTGAATATTTTTCCAAATATATCTTACGAACCTTATCAGCCTTTACGCCTTTTGCTTTTTTCCGCAAAGCGGTAGTTACTGTCGTTCGGCTGTAACCTGTCAGTTTAGCTATCTCGCCAATACATCCGTGCGGAGGTAAAAAAATCATTTTCTTTTCCATATATCTTTTAATTTTTTTTGCTACATTTGTAGCGATTGTTTATTTGAATAATGGGACAAAGATATATCAATAATTCTAATAAAACAAATAAAATATAGAAAAAATGATAAATTTTTTTGATAGGCTCGATATTTTTATGAAATACAAGGGTTTAAACGACAATAAACTTACAGTTGAAACTGGTATTTCAAACGGATTAATAGGTAAAGGAAGAAAAAGGGGTTCTATTTCACAAGATAATATATCAAAAATACTACATTCTTATCCGGAAATTAACGCTAATTGGCTTCTCACAGGAAATGGAGAGATGTTGAAAGAGGGTGAAAAAACAGTTGCGTTGAGGGCAACTGGAGATAATAAGGAAAAAATTATACGCCTATATGATGTTTCCGCTGCTGCAGGATATAGTAGTTTCGATGAGATTATCAGTGAAGAAAAAGTTGTCGATGAATTTGTTATCCCTACATTTAAAGACATATCATGGATGATATTTGTGAAAGGCAGTTCTATGTATCCAAAATACAGCAGTGGAGATATTATCGCTTGCCGTGTTTTATATGAAAGTCAGTTTATTCAGTGGGGAAAGGTTTATGTTGTTGCCACGCGCGAACAGGGAATATTAGTAAAGCGATTAAAGAAAAGCGATAAGGGAGATTGTATTAAAGCCATATCCGACAATCCGACTTATGATCCGTTTGATATTCCAAAAGATGAAATATTGGGGATTGCTTTGGTTGTTGGTGTGATTCGGTTAGAATAAACAAAAAAATGATATGGGTTTGAAGGGAGTTTTAGTACCTGTCTCCGAATTCTTTGTAGGTGAAGTATTCAATGAGATAAATCGGTAATCCTATCGCAAGAAAACAGATTGCAAGTAAAAGGAAGAGTGGTATTTTTGTTATTAAATAAACAATCATACAGA